ATCTGTGGAATTACCTTGACATTTATCCAACAATAGCGTATACTTACTGGAAGAATAAAGAGTGGCCAGATTATGATGGCGGAACTCATGGTATGCGTTACTTGAGTAATTACAACTCGAGTGTTGTAATGTGGAAAGAAGGAACTGTTCAACACATTTGGGAACACTTTGAGAACAACGCTGATTACTACATGGTTAAATATTTTGGTGATGATAGATTTTTATGGCATGAAGATTTTCGATTTAATCGTTTCCCGCGAGGCGAGTTATACTCATTTGTATATGGCGCAGATTATTATGGCGTAGATGATGACAATGATTCTTTTGTCTATCGTCCGAGATACACCATAGCATTACTAAACGGATTGGACCAGTTTCCTGGAGCAGATAAAAAATATGATGAACTTCGTATGCATTAAGTGGGGGAATAAGTATCCCGCGAAATACGTAAACAATCTTTACAACATGGTCAAACGAAACTTCGAAAATGAGTTTACGTTTACTTGTTATACCGATGACGCAGAAGGTGTTGAGTGTGATACTGCACCAATTCCTGATGATGGGATTTTACATCCCAAACATTGGTTCGGAAAAGAAACTTTCTGTTTCGATCGTGCAAAGTTTTTAGTATTCAATTCACATAACTGGTTAGGATACGTTGGTAACTGGTGTTTCTTTGATTTAGATGTAGTAATTCAAGAAGATATTACTGACGTTGAGTTACTCGCACAAAAACCCCGTATCATCCAGTGTCGATGGCAACCACAGTCGCAGAAACATGATAGACTTTTCATCGAAACTCGAGGAACATTTTATAATTCCAGCATGATGCTTTGGTCTGGTGCTGCATGCGAACATATTTACAACGATGTGTTGGAACATTCAGAGTCGGTATTTAAAACTTTCTTCAAGGGAAGCGACAATTACCATTACTGGAGGCAGAGAGATTTCTGGAAGGATATTCCTGGTGGATGGATATATTCTTGGAACCGTGGTAAACATCATCCCGATGATGCAGAACGATTTAAATTTAGACCAGATGCTAAGATTTGTTTGTTCAATACAGACAACATACCACATCCATCAGCAAAAGAACAGATAGACTTATCTGATTGTTTAGATGAAAATATTGTTAGGTTGTGGAAATGAGAGTTAATTATGTCTGCTCTAAATGGGGAACAAAGTATTCCGCCGAGTTTGTTAACCGACTTTATCGAATGGCAAAGAAGCACACCCCTGATAATTTTGAGTTCCACTTCTATTGCTATACTGATAACAGTGAAGGATTTGATAATGAGATTAAAGTCATTGACTTCCCAGACATTCCCGACATCCACCCAAAATACTGGTTCGGATCTGAGGATTTCAAATACGGCATGGCACGTTGTTGGGACAGACCAAAGACGTTCATCTTCAATACACATAACTTCGCAAACGATAAACCCACTGGAAGATTTGTCTTTTTCGACCTTGATGTTATCATTCAAAATGATTTGTCGCCGATCATCACTTATGACCTAGAGAATCCTACCAAGTTACGTTCGTGGTGGCAAGACCCTAGACCCATGAAGTCTCGTAACTTTAAGTTGTCACATGGTGCATATACCAATGGCAGTTGTATGGTGTGGTCGGATGATCAGACAGAATGTATTTGGCAGGACGTGTTAGAACACCAAGAACGTATTTGGTTTACATTCACCGATGGAACAGATAACTATCACAGTTGGCGTTGGGGCGACTTTAGTAATACTCCTCTATGGAAGCACTTCCCAAATACATTTGCTTACTCATACAACAGAGGTCGTGATTGGGATTCAGGAGATCTAGAGGTCGCTATATATAGAAAAGACTGTATTGTATGCGTCTTTAATGTGGATTTACTCCCGTTCAAAGACAATAGCAGAGGCAAAGTGAAACAGGAATCGTTGGTCGATCCTGATCTTTTAGAACATTGGAATGTTTAATGATTAGTATATACACAGTAAAGTGGGGATTCAAATATGATTCGGAAGATGTCAATAAAATTCTCGAACAATGCAAACAACACATTACAACAGAATTTGATTTTTATTGTTTGACCGAACATTCTGATGGGTTATTTCCAGAAATTAATGTCATTCCATTACCCGAGGATAACTACTACGAAAAATGGTGGAATAAGTTATATCTTTTTGACCGAAATGTTGTTAAGCAAAAAGGAGAAAAACTTTTTCTAGATCTTGATATAGGTATTCAAAAGAATATCGATTGCATCGTTGATCATGATCCGGAAGACGGTTTAACTTTTGTTCGCACTCATTGGCATAACATCAAGAAGATGAAACAAGACACGCAAGATATTCCACACAAATATACAGACTTAAATTCCAGCGTGTTGAGGTGGAATGATAGGTTAGATATCGACAAAATCACTAAGTTCGTCACAGATTATGCAGATCAAATGTTCTTCTATTATCGCGGTCTCGACAATCTATTCGGGCATCAAAGAGAACGTCTTCTGAAAATTGACCATTTCCCAGACGGTTGGGTATACAGTTACAACTACGGATATATGTGGCCGACAGATGTAAGAGAACAAGTCCTGCGCGAAGAACCACTTATTTGTTTATATGATTCAATGGAAAGACCACAAGATGTTAAATTATAATTACTTAAACAACTATCGTTATTGGGGTGAGGGTCTAGAAAAGATCAATCACGAAATGCCGTTTAAACACGAAGACTTTCGTAAGTCTTTGAATCCAAATACTATGGATGCTGCTATTTGGTTGGTAGAAGAATTACAGAAATGCGTAGACGTAACCAAGCAATTAAATATTACGGTTTTAAATTCTTGGTTGGGGTTCCCGCTTGTTCCATTGTTGTGTGAAAATCTAAACGTCAAGAAGATTAATTTAATCGATATCGACAAAGACGCATTAGAACTCTCTAAAGTATTCAATAAGTATTATTCCAATAACGGTGTGGAGTTAAATCACATCAATTGGGATGTTCCTTTTGCATATCATGATATTAATGCGTTGGATACTGATGTGATAATTTCTCTCTGTAGTGAAACAATGTATCCTCTTAAGAAAATGACATCTGCAAATAAGAACTGTGTATTTGCTTGCCAATCGTCAAATGTTTTTAGAGAAATGTATGGTATTAATTGCGTCCCTACAATCGAAGACCATATAGAAAATGTTGGAGTTACCGATGTTTCCTATCAGGGGCAGATCGAACAATCATATTGGTCTTGGGACGGCAAGGTAAACTTCGAACGTTTCATGGTAATTGGGAAGAAATAGCATAATATGATCATGCAAAATGAGAAGCATCCTCACCACTAATATCTTCAATCATCGATCGCCAAATTTCAAGATGCGGTACAACATATCCTAAAGTCAATCTCTTAGCAGAGTTACCACAACAGTGGTACACAATTTTATTCGGATCACTGCGATCGCCAAAATGCCCAACCTTACATGACCATCCTTTTGGATCAATCATAGTAACAATTTCTTTCGTTACTGGATCTAGGTAGCGGAAGTATCCACCATTTTCTTCAGAGTTATATGTAATTAGAATATTATATCCTGATGCATTCCAGTTAGTATGCCATCCCATGAAACCATTTTCTGGATAGTAAGTAAACACCGCATTGTTTCTCGCACCAAGATAACTGATCAACTCTTTATTAGTTTCTTGTTGCCTTCTGCCATATTCAGAAGGGAACCATGGTTGACCATGTGCTGTTGACATGTCAGTGCACCACGCAACATCAGGAAACCCAACGTGGTTTTCGCCCTTACCGACAATGTGGTTTAGATATTTCTCGTCAGTAGCAGTGTCAACATTCAATCCACCTCGACGTTTTTCCTGCATTTCTTGTGGACCAAGAACAAGATGTTGATCATTTTGCTCAAAAAACCATTTAGTAAATGGTTCTAGAATGTCACTTAGTTCTTTAGAAACTGAATTTGTAAATTGTAGCATGCGTGTCCTGTTTAACTTAGAAATGATTGCGGAATGGTGTAGTGATAAATTACCACTGGTTGCCCCTGTAATTCATCTTCTGTGTATCCGGAAACAAAGTTCCATCTAGCATCAGGGGCAGGAAATCTGCCAGTTTTGACGCCAAAGTCAAATAGATTTAGTAATCTCCACATCGTAAACGTATCCCACTGCAGTGCTTCTTCGGGATAATGCTTGCGATCCCATCCTGGTTTATTCTGTTCCCAATACTCATCATACCAAGCACGCATAAGTTTCAATGTTTGTTCGTTGTTCCTGTAAATAAACAATCCACAATGCTCAGTCATCTCTTCAGTTTCTGACAGTTTGGTGATTTTTGCGTTATACGGTCTGTTGGCAGTGAATAGCACATCTACATCTTCGGGAATCTGATCAAAGATTTTAGATATGTCTTCATGTTCAACTTCTGTATCACAATCCATGTAAACAGTTAAATCATATGGTGTCTGATCAAGCGCCCACAGTTTTGCTCGCTTGTCTCGTGGTACGTTCTCAGTAATTACAGTATCAAAAATTTCATAATCATCTGGTTGAACCCATTCCTCATGTGTGAAGAATGTTATTTTTGCGTCAGGATAGTAGTCACGCAGAGACATAGCAGAATTTCTCGCTGCTCTATAGTAACCTTTTCTTACTGACGCGACATAAAGAAACCCATTATTCTGCATCAACTGTTTCTTTCACAATAGCAGTATTTGCTTCTTCTAACTGCAGAAGGATAACGGTATAAGCAGTAACTTCCATAATGTTCTTTGCTTTACGAATCTTAGATTTCAACTCGCGATTCTTCGAGGTCTTGATCAAGTCGATCTCGAACGCATCCAGTTTAGCAGCGAACAGTTGCTCTTGCTGCATACGTGTCTTATCAACTTTCTGGCGTTCAATGTTATGTTTGATATGTTGGTTGCGGTCATCAAACCGTTTCTTGGTATTCGCATCGATCTGTTCGACACTAAACTTTTTCATCAATTCATCAAAGTCACGATTAGTTCCGTCGTTCATGATCGACGCAGTTGCTCGTTTACCCGTATCAGGATAAACGAACTCTGCGATAACATGTTGTTTTTCTTTGTTCGCCCAATAAGGATTTTCAATAGTGCGTGTGGTAGTCATTCAAATCTCCATTAAAAAATATTTTCTCAATATTATATATACGCGATTTTGACTCAAAAGTCAAGGGTTTTTATGCTGTGCGAACCCAAAGTTTTATCGTCGATACAGTTTCTTTAGTTGCAATCACTGTTGCACCAACGAAGGTGTTTGAGTATGTTCCACTGAAAGTGCCAGCATAATTGCCAGTATAATTTCTAGAACCAGCATAGAACCCAGTGTAGTTACCTGTGAAGAATCCAGTATAGTTGCCTGTGTATGTTGCAGTGCCTGTGTAGAACCCAGTGTAGTTACCTGTGAAGAATCCAGTATAGTTGCCTGTAAACGTTGCAGTGCCTGCATAATTGCCAGAGAAGTAACCAGTATATGTTCCTGAGTAGAATCCAGTATATGTTGCAGGTCCAACATAGTTTCCTGTGAAGTATCCTAGATAGTTACCTGTGAAATTTCCAGCATAGTTTGCTGCATAGTTTCTCGAACCAGAGAAGTATCCAGTATACGTTCCGAGGTAGTTACCTTGGTAGTTACCAGCATAGTTTCTAGAACCAGAGAAGTTCTGCGAATATGTTCCAAGATAGTTTCCTGCGTAGTTACCAGCATAGTTTCTAGAACCAGAGAAGTTTCTCGAATATGTTCCTAGGTAGTTACCTGCATAACTAGCAGCAAAATTTCTAGAACCACTGTAAGTTCCGAGATAGTTACCGCTGAAGTTTCCTAGGTATGTTCCACTGAAGTTTCTGGAATATGTTCCGAGATAGTTGCCAGTGAAGTTTCCTAGGTATGTTCCACTGAAGTTTCTGTTATAAGTTCCGAGATAGTTGCCAGCGTATGCTGGTCCAGCGAACCCACCAAAGAATGGAACGTAATATCCTAGATAGTTGCCGCTGAAACTGCCGAGGTAGTTACCAGTGAAGTTGCTCGCGTAAGTTCCTGCGTAGTTACCGCTGAAACTGCCGAGATAGTTACCCGAGAAGTTGCTCGCGTAAGTTCCGAGGTAGTTACCTTGGTAGTTGCCAGCATAGTTTCTCGAACCAGCGTAATATCCTAGATAGTTACCCGAGAAGTTGCCCAGATAGTTGCCAGCATAGTTTCTCGAACCAGCATATGTTCCTAGATAGTTGCCGCTGAAACTGCCAAGATAATTACCGGAATAGGTTCTGGAACCAGAATAAGTTCCTAGGTAGTTGCCACTAAAGTTTGCAGCATAGTTACCAGAATAGGTTCTAGATCCAGAGAAAAATCCAGTGTATGTTCCGCTAAAGTTTCTGGTATAGTTGCCAGAATACCCAGCAGTTCCAACATATCCACCTGCGTAATTTCCAGAGAAGTTGCCTGCATAATTTCCAGAATAGTTCTGTGGACCAACGTATCCACCACTAAAGTTATTTGCAAAACTTCCTGCATATGTTCCCGCATAGTTTGCTGGACCTACATATCCGCCGCTGAAAGTGTTTGCGAATGAACCAGAATATGTGCCAGCATAGTTAGCAGAAAAGTTTCTCGACCCCGAGAAGTTGCCTACATAGTTACCAGCAAAGTTACCAACATAGTTTTGGGGCGATACTTGTTCGCGAGTATCTGCAAACTGATCACCCAATTCGACCCATGTTCCACCAGAAACAGGAGCAGATGATTGGACCTTATACAATCCTACGCCACTATCAACAATTCTGTTTCTGAAATTTGGAAGCATCTGTAGGATTTCCGAAGATGACATTTCTTTGACATCTTTGGTATCAATAAGTTTCAGCGGTTTTAGATTGGAGTCTGAAAGAGTAGTCGCAGCAGTTTTCTGCCACAGGTATGTTACTGTGTTGCCGCCATTGGCAACATCTGTTAAAGTATAACGCGAAACCCATGTGCCGCCTGATGGTGCAGTAGGTTGCAGTCTATACTGGCCCGCAGTATAAGTTGTTTCGGAGACCATCGCATTAATAGCATAGTCCAGAATCTCAGTATCAATCTGAGCATCTGTTAGTTCTTTGATGCCGTCGTCATATTTTAGAGGACGATTGGTAATACTTTCCGTAGCAACTGCAGTAACCTGTTTGGCAGTATATGTGACAGTGTCAACAGCACCAGTTGCTGGGTGTGTTCCAGTTGCTTCTTGGCGATCAGTATCAGCGAATGTTCCGATTGTAGTCCCAGACCCGCTGCCGTTTGTGGTAATGTTAATTTCAGCAGTACCAGTACCATCTGAGTTTGCACCAAATGAAACAGTAAGAGTTTGCGCAATATAGTTTTTTACCTCGGCAACAGACATCTGTTGAAGACCCTGCCAGTTTGCTGCAGAAACTGGCGTCGCCGAAGATTTATTTCTCAAGACCATTTTTTATGCTGTCCTTAACCACAATTTAACAGTCGAGACTGTTTCTTTAGACGCCTGTATTGTTGCACCAGAAAAAGTTCCGCCATAATTTCCTGAGAATCCTCTGGAATAATTGCCTGAATAATTTGCTGGTCCATTATATATACCTGCATAATTTCTAGATCCACTGTAGTTACCAC